ACGACATCTGCCCGAATGGGAAGCAGCTGATGAACCCTGGCAGTTCATGGCAGCGTGTGAAGAGTATTACCATTGTCTTATTGCTTGCGATAGGCATTGGACATCACTCCCGATTGCAACAGATGCAACATGTTCAGGTCTACAGATCCTTGCTGGTCTCGCGAAGGATAAGAACACAGCGAAGCTTGTTAATGTCCTACCGAGTGACTGTCCCCAGGACGCATACAAGGTCGTTGCAGAAGATGCAGCACCTCACTGTCCTGAGTCCATCCAACCACACATGGACAGGAAGACTGTTAAGCGAGTCGTGATGACTGTCCCTTACAACGCCAAACCATTCTCTAATCGTGGCTACATTCGTGAAGCTTTGAAGGAGAAGGGTGTCGAGGTTGAGAAGGAAGACTTAACAGTAACAGTCAAGGCAGTCCGTGATGCTATGGAACGAATAGTACCAGGACCCATGCGAGTGATGAAGTGGATTGAGGAGGAGGTTGGTCTCGCTATTAAAGCAGGTAAGACTCACCTTGAGTGGGTAACACCATCAGGGTTTGTCGTACACCAGAAACTCAACAAGAAAATTGTTGAGACTCTCAAGTTACACCTTCTCGGTCGTGTTGAAATCAAGGTAGCAACCGATGACAGTGATGTTGTCGATTTGTCTCACCACAAGAACGCTACCGCTCCTAACCTCATCCACTCTCTAGACGCTTCACTGCTTCACCTTTCAGTGTTACGATTTGACGCTCCCATTGCTCTCATCCATGACTCAGTATTGTGTCGTGCGACAGACATGAGCAGTCTCTCAATGATTGTGAGAGAGACTTACATGCACCTCTTTGCTGAACATGAATTCCTTAGGGATTGGGCAGCACAGATTGGTGCAACTACTGAACCACCGATCATCGGGGATCTGGAACCAGAGTCCGTGATTGAATCCACCTATTTCTTCTGCTAATGGCACGAAACATCCTGAAAACTGCTGAACCTGTCACCCTTGATGGGTATCAGGCAGTACTGAAACCAAGTAAATTTGGTTACTCTCTGTCTGCTGTGGTCGATCAAGACCTGGTAGACAAACTCGAAGCTGATCGAGCTGAATCAGTTAAGTGGGCAGAATCTAAGCTCAAGAACCCTAAGCGTAGTGTCCTCAAACCAGAACCCTGGGAAGAGGTCAGCGAAGGTAAGTACAAGGTGAAGTTCTCCTGGAATGAGGAGATGAAACCACCTGTTGTCGACACTGAAGGTACGCACATCACTGATGAAAGCACACCCATCTACGGAGGTGCCAAAGTCAAGCTTGCCTTCTACCAAAAACCCTACATTCTCAAAGATGGTGTTACCTATGGCACCAGTCTTAAGCTTGTTGGTGTCCAGCTTGTCTCTCTATCTAGTGAGGCAGGTGTCGATACTGGAGACATGTCTGTCGAAGATGTCGCCGAATTGTTTGGTACAACCACTGGTTTCAAGACCAGCGAAGTAAACGTTACGACAAATCCCACCACTCTTGTTGATGATGAATTTTGAATTTGATGTAGAGAAGGACAATGATCTCGGTCTCTACAAAGGCACAGTAACTATCGCTCTGCCTCCTATCACTGTGACTCGCTACAAAGCTGACCGCTCAGACTTCAAGTATGAGATGCGTCGTGCTGTGTCTGAAATCGTTGAAGAGATTGTCGAAAAGGCAATTGATGATTGATGGCATTTCGATCAGGACTAGAGGAACGAGTCGCTGATCTCTTATGTAACCTTGGTGTCGATTATGAATATGAAAGCACCAAAGTGCCCTACGTTATTCAACATAACTACACTCCTGATTTTCTCCTTCCTAATGGTGTCTTTCTGGAGTGTAAAGGGTATTGGGATTCTGAGGACCGACGAAAGATCAAGAACGTGAAGGAACAAAACCCGGAACTAGACATTCGGATGGTCTTTCAGACTCCCTACAACAAAATAGAGAAGCGATCGAAAACTACATACGCACAATGGTGCGATAAGCATGGCATACCATGGACCACCTTCTCGGAGATCCCAATCGACTGGTTAGTGAATACTTAAGGCACGAACCATGTGAAAACTGCGGTTCATCAGATGCGAAGTCTATCTACTCTGATGGACACACTTACTGTTTTAGCTGTACTCATTACACCCCTGGAGATGATCAACCTGGACTACTACGACCAACGCACAGACAAAGAATGCTATTGCGAGGACACCCTGTTTGCCTTCGGAAGCGAGGACTATCTGAGGCAACCTGCACTAAGTTCCGAATTCATCGAGACGGAGATGTCTTGTGCTTCCATTATCACGATGCTCAGGGAGTCTGCTGCGGCGTAAAGACTAAGACAAAGGACAAGGACTTTCGTTTTGAAGGAGATTGTGATGGACGCTTTTTCGGGCAGCATTTATTCCCTAATAAGGGAAAGAGAATCTACATCTACGAAGGAGAGCTCGATGCAGCATCTGGATATGAAGTTATGCCGACATGGCAGCACGTATCACTACCGAGTGGGGCGTCCGCTGCTAAGAAAAGCATTAAGCAAAATCTTGAGTTCCTTCAAGGATACGAAGAAATAGTCCTGTTCTTTGATAACGATGAAGCGGGCAGGAAGGCGGTCGAAGAAGCCGCTAGTGTCTTACCACCAGGTAAGGTGTTTGTCGCCCGTCTAGACGCTTACAAGGACGCCTCAGACGCTTTACAGGCACGAGACTACGACACGCTGAAGCGTGCTATGTGGGATGCCAAAGCGTACAGACCTGATGGCATTGTCGATGCAAAGACATTGCTTGAGCTGGTCACTACACCCAATCCACCATCAGATCATGACTATCCCTATCAAGGACTCAACCACTTACTCCACGGTATACGCTACGGAGAGCTTGTCACAATCACTGCAGGATCTGGCATCGGAAAGTCCTCATTCTGCAGGGAGCTTGCGACTTCACTTCTTCAAAGTGGAGAACGGGTCGGTTATGTGGCTCTTGAAGAATCGAACAGACGTACTGCTCTAGGACTTATGTCCTCAGCGTCTGGTAAATCACTACACATTGGAGAACATGAACGATCTGATCTCACCCAAATCTATCAAGATACTATTGCTCGCTGGAACCTCTTTCTTTTTGACGGCTTTGGTTCTTTTGATCCTGATATTATCTACAACAGAATTGAGTACCTGGCAGCAGGTCTTGATACGAGGATCGTCTTTCTAGATCACCTGTCCATCCTTCTCTCTGGTCTAGATGGTGACGAGCGCAAAACTATTGACAAGACAATGACTCGCCTGCGTTCACTTGTTGAACGTACAGGCATTGCATTGTTCCTTGTGTCCCATTTACGCCGACCACAATCGGATCAGAACCATGAAGAAGGAGCACGAGTTACCCTTGGGCAGTTACGTGGAAGCGCTGCTATTGCTCAACTATCAGATTCAGTCATTGCCCTTGAGAGGAACCAACAGGACGGATCTGAACACTCTACTACAACTGTGCGAGTCCTTAAAAATCGCTATTCTGGAGAGACTGGAGTAGCGTGCAAATTACGTTACGACTTAGCTACTTGCAAGTTTATTGAAGATGAAACAACCACCGAATTCGACCCAACAACCGACTTCTGAGTACGTTCACCCGTGGTATCAGTATTTGAACAAACCCAAACCGCCTACACCTGAGGAAATCAAACGAGCTCAGTTCGTTGATAAAACCTACGTGTGGAACCGTAAATGATTGTATTTGATATTGAGACTGACGGACTTGTCCATGATGTTACCAAAATCCACTGTTTGGTCTGCTACAACACAGAAGATGATACAACCCAGGTCTACAACGACCGAGGAGACCACGAACCCATCGTACGTGGCATCACTTATCTGGACCAAGCTGACATTATTGTTGGTCACAATATTATCAATTATGACATTCGTGTCATTAAGAAACTATTTCCTTTCTTCGATCCTGCTGGCACTGTACTTGACACTCTTGTCCTTTCCCGCCTCTATCACCCAAACCTTTTAGAAGTAGATAAGAAGCACAACTGGAAGCACATGCCTCTCAAGTTGTATGGACGACACTCCCTCGAAGCTTATGGCTACAGGTTGGGTGAGTACAAAGGAGAGTTCGGTAAGTCCACAGACTGGAAGGAATGGAGCCAAGAGATGCAAGACTATTGCATCCAAGACGTTACAGTAACCACCAAACTATGCGACCACTTCCGCCCATACCTGAATGGGTCACGTTAGAACACAATGTTGCACAGATTCTTACCAATCAAGAAGAACATGGATGGTATTTTGACGAGCGCTCTGCATGGGAACTTGAGTCTTCTTTCTCGGGAGAGCTTCGAGATATTGTTGAAACACTTCAAAGGCGTTTCCCTTACATCCCAGGAGCAGAGTTCACTCCTAAACGAAATAACAAAACCCAAGGATACGTCGAAGGATGCACCTTCCAGCGACTGAAAGAGTTCAACCCTTCATCACGCGAACATCAAGCATGGATTCTGCAGACACACGACAATTGGAAACCATCGACGATGACGGCTACTGGGAAAGCTTCCATCGACGAAACAATCCTGAAAGCGCATGGTACGACACTTTCGATGACGTTCCTGAGGATCTTGGAATTAACCAAGATACTGGGGATGTTGTCGCAAGGCGTGAACGCATGGCTGAAGCTTGTTACGAAATCTAGAATCCACCACCATTGTTCTGTAGCAACGTCGACGTTTCGTTGTGCTCATCGGAACCCTAACCTTGCACAAGTTCCGAGTGACGAACGAATACGAAAACTTTTTACAGCTACTCCGGGTCAAGTTATGGTCGGTGCTGATCTTAGTGGGATTGAGCTTAGGATGCTTGCTCACTATCTTGCCCGTCACGACGGCGGTC